GCGCTATTGGCCGTGCCGAGGGTGAAGGTGGACCCGGCGAAATACAGCGTGATGGTCTGCGAGGCTTGGTCGTCGGTGTCAAGGATTGAGGCGTGCTTGATGACGCCGCTGACGAGGGCGTTGCCGAAGTCCAGCTCAGTGGCGGCAAAAAGCACGTCGCCGGCGGCGTAGGCGTTGGTGTCGAGCACCGGCGTGACGGTGATCGTGCGGTTGGTGAAGTTGGTGATGCGTGTGTTGGGATGTGCCATAGGATTTAGTATTGGTTGACGCGGGCCGTCCACATGGAGGGTTGGCCCTGCTGAAAGTAATATTTGTCGCGCTGTGCGATTAGCTCGGATTCGGCCATCTGTTCCATGGCGAGTGCTTTGTCGGTCTGTCCGTCCTCTTGGAGCAAATCTGCACTCAGCATCAGACCGACTGCTTTTGCGATGACGGCGGGCACTGTCGCGGTGAGGTTGCTGGCGCTGTATTCGGTCGGGCGGACGCGGAAGTTGACCCAGACGGTCGTGGGCAAATCGGTGGACTGCGGGAATCTCACGTTGTCGCCGAGGAGGGTGAAGCCAATCTGGCGGGGCGCAACGTGTGTCGCAGGGTTGTCGCGCAGGACGCCGAAGACTTCGCCCATGGCGGTCTGGCCGCTTTGCTCGTAGGGGATGAAGTGGCCGTTGGTCTCGTTGCCTTCGACGGTGCGTTCTTCGACGCGCATGAGTTCTGGCCAATCCGTCCACTCCCAGCAGTCGGCGATGCGTTCGTTGGCGGCGGCGACCATCATGGTTCTTGCGCCGGATGGGATGTTGGAGATATCCGAGCCGTCGTTGCCTGCGCGCTGCCATGCGCGGAGCAGGATAGACTGAAGAGTTACAGTTCTCACGGGGACACTAAGGCACTAAGGGGTTAAGAGTTTGCATGGCAGACTGGACGGCGGCTTCAAAGGTGACGCTGGGATTCGGCCACGATGCTTGCGGCGCCGGATTGGCGGCGAACATGGTGAGGACTTGCTGCAAGTAGGCTTCGACGGCGTCCAGCTCGGCGCTGGTTTTGCCTGCGGCGGTGAGGGACTGGCGCAGATACAAAAGTGTGGGCTGGCGTTCGCCTGCGAGGCCGACACTGCGGAGGTGTTCTTCGGCGGTCTGCGTGGGCGGCGGCGTAGCGATAAGCGTGCGGCTGGCTGCGTCCCATTGCAGGCTGCCGTTTTGCAGTCCTTCGCCTTCGGCGTCGGTGAGCGGGAGGGCGGTGATTCCAGCCGGAAGCGGATCAGCGATGACGGTGCCGATGCTGACGGATTCGCCGGTCGTGGTGTTATAGAGGAGGTGCCAGTTTTGCATGACTTAGGGGATGCCGATGAGGGTGAAGCCGTAGCGGTCGGGGTTGGCGGCGATGCTGTGCTTCACGGCGAGGCGTGAACCGCTGGGGATGTTGCGGCCAAAAAGCGACAGATACGGAGGCGAGGACTGCACGGCCTCGTTGTTGTTATAAGAGGCAACGGTTGATCCAAACACTTGTTCGCTTCCTGACGCGCCGACGCCAAGCTCCAGTTGTGGTGCAATGGTTGCAATGTTGCTGTTGTGCGTGGACGGCATGATGGCCACGGCGCGATAGGCGCGGGAAGTGGAGGCAATGGCTTGAACCCATGTGCCACTGGCGCCGCTAAAGCTGATGCCTTGGCTCGTCGCGGTGTCTCCGGTGATGACATCAACGCTGGTGGGTGTCGTGGCGTAATCGCCGCCCACATCAAAGAGGAAGACTTGTGCGGTTGCTGTTTTGCCGCCCGTGACAACAGACTGAATGCGGGCAGAAAGTCGCGTGCCGCTGGGGATTTGAAACGGAATAGAAACGGCAACGCCTGTTGGGCCGGTGGTGGTCAGAGCGCCACCCACGGCGAGGTTTGAAATAATAGCCGTCTCGGAACCGCTGGCACCCGTGGCAACGTCGATGAGTGTGGCCGTGTTGGTGGCGGCTGCGGCGATGTCTTGCACCATAAGCACCAACAGACCCGCATTGGCGGAAGTGGAGGCGATAAGCTCGGAATACGAACCCTTGGTGTGTGCGGAAGTGTTGGCGGTGAGCGATACTTCGGCGCTGGAGTTGACCGGAGTGTAGGACGCCTCAAACCAATCGACGTTGCGGAAGAGCGGCGTGGCACCGAGATAGGCTTTTTGCAGGAGGGCCATAGGTCAGGGATCGGTGATGAGGAAAAGCGTGGCCGCGTCGGGACTTCCGATGGCGTTGTATTCGGCTTGGGTGAGTGAAACGATGTTGTTGACCACGTCGCTGCCGCTGCCTGCGGAGGTGTCGCTGACGACGTTGACGCCGGAGCGGTCGGCGGCCGTCAGCGTGCGGGTGGTGCCGGTGGTGATGCCGGAGAGTTGGAAGGCTAGATTTTTGGAGCTGTCGCCGTTGTCGTAGAGGAGGAAGTTAGCGTCGTTGAAGACGTCCGGCAGAATCCCCGCGTAGGTCCAGTCAGTTGCGCGTGTTCCGGTGGTGGCAACGCGAATGTAGATGCCCGCGGGCTTGCGGTTGATGAGCCAAGTGCCTTCGGGTTCGCGGACGAGGTAGGCGCTGTCTACGGCTGGCGGGTTGGCGGTGGGCAATGCGCTGAAGTTTTGCACCTCGCCGTCGATGTAGGACGCACCGCCGCCGCCTCCAGACCCCTTGAGGTCGAAGTTGCCGGTGAACGGATTGAAGGCGAAGCCCATTACAAATTAGAAATTGGAGATTTAAGAGCGGGTGACGGCAGCGAGGTCCGCGTCGTTGGTGGTCGGCGGGTTGGTCGTGTAGGAGAAGGTCAGCGTGGCGACTGTTTGGCCGGTGCTGCCGCCTTCTTTGTAGGTGACGGTCTGGATGTTGTTGGTGCTGCCGTGATACGAGATGCTGAGATAGTCGTGCTGGGGAATATTGAGACCGGCGACGTTGCGGACGGCTACGTTGGGGGAGAATGCCATAGATTAAGCCGCTGCTCGCGGGCCTCCGAGTTGTTGCTCCTGCGCCATCTGCTGGAGCGCGGGCTGGGCGCCGACGCGGCCGATGACGGCGTTTTGGCTTTGCTGGAGCTGGAAGTTGAATGCCTGCATGCGGGCGTCGAGCATGCGGCGGAAGATTTCGTCTTGCTGGTAACGCTGGCTGACGGCCGGGTTGGACTGGATGATTTGCTGCAAGGTCTGCAAGCGGACCTGAGCGTTTTGGCCGCCTTCTTTCATGGGGGGCTCGGTGCCGGCGGCGATTTTTGCGAAGGCTCCCTGCTCGTCCTCGATCTCTTGCTGGGTGGCGGCGCCGATGTCTTGGACCAGCATGGCGGCCATGTTCGGGTCTACGGCTTGGAACATGTATTTGACCAAGCCGGCGCGGTCGATGACGCCAAAGCTGTCCATTGGCACTAGGATCTCGCTCAAGTATTTCAGCTTGGCGCCTAGTGCTTCGTTATCCAAAAGTCTCGCGTCAAACTCGGCAGTGATGTCAAAGCGCCCACGGATGTCTTGTGGGCTTGCGCTGAACGCCAGCGATGCGTTGCCGGTGACGCGAGAAACTTCTTCGGGCGTGAGATACTGCTGGGCCAGCGCCATCGTCTGGATGATGCAGAGCTTCATATCGAGCAGCCACGAATCGACCATCTCCTGTGTGTGGATCATGGACATCTGCGGCGGGACACCATCGGCCATGCGGCCGAAGTAGTTGTTCACGTCAAATCTGGTGGCGTTCTCGACTTCAATGCTGCCAGCGTCGGGACGCGGTGGGTCCATCCAGCCGATCTCGTTGGGGCGGCGCTCGGGGATTTGGACGCCGGGGCCGAGGACTAAGTCAAACTTCCCGCGATTGGCCGGCACGCGCACGGGCGGGAGGATGCTGATGGAGGCGCGGTCGGCGCGGTAGTCGCGCTGGATCTTGATTTCTTCTTGGGCAGTCTGGACTAGCTCGGGGATGCCACGGCTCTCCAAGAGCGGGCGGGTGGCGCGCTCGCGGGGCATCTCGACAAAGGGATACATGCCGTGCGCGTAGGGCAGCAGCTCATGGACGGCGGCCTTGTCGGGAACGTGGTAGCTAATGACCGAGCGGGTGACGCGGACTGCGTCGGTCTTGGGGTCGTTCTCTTTGCGGAAGACGTGCCAAATTTCAATCATGTCCCGCAACTGCTCAAAGAGGAACTGGTCGGTGCGGTGAAGATTGAGGTGGATGCGCTTGAGCTGGCCCTTGTGCTTGACGGCTTCCTCGACCCAATCCTCATCCCATCCCTCGACAGCGGCCCGCTCGCGCAACTCCACTTCATTGAGTAATTCTCTGCGGGCAACGAACGCGGCGCGCTGGAGAGAGAAGGTCTGGATGGGGAAGATGACATCCTCCCACGCTTCTAGGGCGGTCCAGACGGGTTTGGATTCAAAAATGTAGGGCGCCTCCCACTCGACTTCACCCTTGTCGCGGAGGGCGCGGACTTTGGAAACTTTGCCCAACTCGGGAACAACTTGGCCAAGCAACTCGGCGGCGGTCTCTTCTTGCAGCGGGTCCATGACGATCTCCAAGAGGGCGGCGAGGTTGGGGTCTTGCGACTCCTGCACCATCATCTGTGCTTCCTCTATGGTGAACCGCTTGATCTCGGTGCGGGTGGTCTGCTGCCAGTCCACGGCCATGATGGCCAAGCCATAGGTCTCTCTAAACTCAGCGGCGAGGCGGACTTCCCTGCGCAAGTCATCCAAGCAATGCTGGAAGAGGAGCCACTTGAGGACGGATTCAGCGGCGTTGCGCTTGTCGATGTCCATTGACTCGACCGGCTGGATCTGGACGCGGCTCTTGAAGAAGGCGTTGGTCAGGATAGCGCAATGGTCCCGAATTATATTGTCAGCCAAGCGGACGCGCGTATCGGCTGCCCCATCCCAGGGCCAGGGCTGGCGACCCATGGCGCCGGCGTGTTTGCGGCCATCCTCCGACTGCCCCGGCCAGACACAATAGCGGGTGTTCCAGTTCCTTAACTTACGCTGAACGTATTGGCTACCGTCCGCATCGGCTTGGTCGATGTCGGTTAGGATCTCGCTGATCTTCTCGCGGTCGGGGGATTCGATCATGGACAGATGCCGGTAATGTTTTAGGGCCGGTAGCCGACCATGGGTTTGCGAGGGGTGTAGGGAACGGTGGTTTCGGGATGCTTCTTGGCGAACCAGTCGCGGAAGGACTTGTCATGCCAACAGCCATTCTCGGCGGCATTCCATGAATGCCAGACATCGGCGTCCACGCTCATGGTGTGCTGCCCTACGCCTTCAATGGCACAATGCTCCAAGCGGGCGTTGGCTTCCGCGATACGGCTTTGTCGCACACCGGAGAGGACCGCCGAGGCGTTCCATCCGGTGAGCAATTCTTCCTTTACTGCGTGAGCCAGATCGTCGCCGAGATCGGTGACAAATTCTGACCAGAGACTATTTGACATCCTAACTGCTGCCCCGACCTGCGTGGCAGATCGGGACAGTGTGTTAAGACGCTTAGAGCGCGTTCACGTCAACGATCTCAAGGAAGACCTCAAGTTCGCCGGTGTTGTGGTCCGCAAGGCTGTCGCCGGTAGTGCAAGCGAAGGCCGCTTGGACATACTTGGGCGAGGCCACCGTGCCTTCCAAGAAGGCGTGGGGCGTGGTGGACGGGTTGACCTTGTAGAACACTTCGGTGCCGCTCGGGTTCAGCTCTTGCGAGGTGATGAACGCGTTCGGGTCAGCCGTGGTGTCGTTGTGACCAATCTCCACCGTGGTGGTGATAGTCGCGGCGTCCGAGCTGTCGAACACGCTGACGAGGCGGGTGGCGGCGGATTTGACGGCCGTGCCAGCAACCACAGGGATGAGGTTGATGGTCTGAGCGTCATCGGTGTCGGTCAGGTCGTTGTGGTCGAGGATGACCTTGTGGGTGTAGCCGAAGGCGGCTTTGGTTTCTGCGGGCAGTTCGTAGACTTTCATAGTTTTGTTATTCCTTAATTGAGGTTGCTACTAGGAAGTCGCGGCGAACTCGCCGAGGCCCTTCGGGTTCCAGCACACCAACGCGGCAATCGCATCAACGAGGCCACGCGGTCCACCACCTTGGTCTTCCAATTCTTGGAAGCGGGGGCGACGGCCGTAACGGGACTCCAACATGTCCATGTTGAGGAGGTAGCCACGGGCCGACTGAACGGCAGCGGCTGCGTCCTTCGCATTGAACAAGGTCGGCACCAAGTTGATCGTGCCGAAGTCGCCGATGTAGGTGTCCACCGTGCTGATGACC